CATCTTACCTTTGTCACGCCATAGATGTTGACCAAACAAACCTGATTGTTTTGCATCACCTAGCCATTGAAAAGTTTTATCTGGATACCTTAATTTTTGTGCTACTAATTGTTTATCTTTGTTGTAGTAGTTTGCTATTTGACATGGTCTGCCAAACCAACTACCAGTTTGATAATTAAATTTTTGTACTGTATTTAAATCTATATTTCTTTTTGATAATTCTTTTACTTCACCTGATATAAATTCAGCATTACCTTCTGTATTTGTTTGTTGTTGTTTCAAATCTTCTGCTCCTTTTGTTAGTGTGTTACATGAAAAACAATATGTGTGTCCATCATCATAAACTGAGTTTGCATCACTAGAACCACAACTATCGCAGTGTGTGTGATATAAAAAGTTACTGTCATTTTCTTGCATAAATTTTTTTCCTAAAATATTTTGGTTTCACTCTGGGCTGTTACACCCAGAGCTTAACAAACAAACTAACTCAGCAATTCTTTAACATTGAAATGCGGAGCTTTGGAGCTAGTCACATCTCTGTGACCAACAACTTCAACATCTTCGTAACTGTCCTTTAAAACATCTATAAGTTTTACTAAACTCTCATATTGTTTAAAAGTAAAATTACAATCATGTTGTCCATCAGGTGTCAATCCACCAATTAAACACACACCGATAGAATTTTTGTTAGACAACTGAGCACTTGTATCTATATGTGCACCAGCTATCTGAATATCTCTGCCATCTTGGACTTGTCCATCTCTAGTTATAATTTTATGGAACGCACAAGAAAATAATCCTTTTTTTCTATGCTGTAATTCTAAATCTTTAACTTGAATATTTTGTTTAGGGTGTGTGTCCGAAGAATGTATGACAATATATTTAGTTTCTTTTCTTACGTTACTCATTGTAACCTCTCCTTTGGAATATGTTTATCAGCATATTTAAAACCATACTTCTCACACCACATTGCATAAGTTGTTTTTGATTTCTTTGTAATTCTACTTCTTGAATTACTAAATACAAATCTAATATCTAATTCTGGATGTTGTTCTTTTACAAGTCTCATCTTCTGTCTATCTTGTGTAGTAAACAATCCTTTAGTTTCTATATAAATATTTTGTTTAGGCAAATAAAAATCAGGTGTGTATGTATGAGCCTTCTGAGGCTTAACATATTTAAGTTTAGTCTTTTCAAACTCATACAATACACTACTGTTTCTTAGTTCTGTAGCAATTTGTTCTTCAAGTCCAGAACGAAAGCCATATTTAAATCCAACTTCCTTAGAAGTCAGACGCTTCGTTTTCTTGAGACGTTGTTGCCACATCTTCTACTACGCTTTCTGGTGCTACATAGCCACCATCTACTTTACCAAAGCCGTAACCAGACGCATTGTCTGCTCCGCCTTCAACAAGTTCAGTAACTTGCACAGCTCTTAATCTAAGAGACACACCAGCACCTGCCATTGCGGTAAACCAATGTACTAGTTCCGCACTGACTTTCATTTTACTACCCGACCAAACATTAACATCAGTCATAGGTTTTCCAGAACTATCAAAGATAGCTACCTTAAAAGGTATTACTTTACCGTCTGCTGAAATTATTTGTGCCTTACGTTTAAACTTAAACTCAACGTTACCAGTCTCTGCACCAGTGTCATCAGTTTCAAGTTCGTACGGTGGGTTTGAGAGCTTAACAGCTTTCTTATTCTTTTCTTTAGCTATCTCAGCACTCTTTTTCATCTCAGCATCAATTTGTTGAATTAATGGCTGAGCTTGTTCTGCACTAACGACAAGATTAACTTTAAAATGTCCATCTTTGTCAAACTTAGTATCAGGTTTTGTAAGCCATGCGTATTTAGATACACCTTCTGGACTTACAATTTTGACGTAATTGTTCTTCGCCATTTTATCTACTCCTTAGTTTTTCTATTCTACTATGGGTACTTAACTCCATTAAGCAAAAAAGAACTCACTGTCCCTAAGTTGGTTAATGTCTAAATCACCCTTGTTAGGGACTTCTGGTAATTTAGCATGAAGTTCAACAGGTAGTTGTTTCATTACATCATTTCTAAACTCTGATAAAATATCATGTTCAGTAAACATTGTAATAAATGCCTGTCTTAACGACTGGTTTAAAACTTCCACATCACCAGCCGTAGTACCAAAACTGTCATGCACATTGCAAAAGTTTTTGATACCATTTTTATGTGCTATGTTAACAGTCTTCATCATTGCTGCGCTGTCAACACTATGCACAAGATTAGGTGCAACACCGTTACCCATTCTTAACTTATCTGTTAAGTCTGTCTCAGTGTTTATTCTAGGTTTAATCACCTCACCCATTAACATTGCCTTAACCCTTTTTGATTTCATTTCAGGATAAGACTGATAAACAGGAAAGCCAACAGGTGTAACCCAGTGTACAGGTAATTGTTCTCTAGCCACTACTCTTGCAATGGTTTGTAAATAGTCCATTCCAATTCTAGCAGACTTAAGATTGTCACCAATACTTTCCCAGATAACACCAGCAAGATAACTTGCAGGCCTAAAAAGGTCATCTGTAAATGGATGGTTTTCACCTTTGTCTTTTCGTTTAGTTAAATCTTCAATCACAAAGTCTGTACATGAGTATCTTGTTGAACCATAACAAATAGTCATAATACTACGCTTTGTTGTTGAACGTTTAATACCGTAATCAAGCCACAACTGAGCATACGGTTTATTCTCTGCTGCATCAACTTTTAGTTTTTCAATAACTGCATCAGCAACTAATTGATAGATGTCTTGTGGTTTATCTGTAGGTAATAAATTAACTAGCTTACCAGCTTTGCTGTCTCTTAACATCAATGAGTAAACTTGTAGTCCATTACATGAACCATCAACACTCACTGGAATATGAGACATAAATCCATAGCCTTCTTTTTTAAACTTACTCCACTCATCACAAAAAGCTAAGAACTGATATGCATTTGATGCATCTTCCCATTTTCTATTATTCATTGGGTCTTCAGCACATTTTAATATCCAGTCTTCATTTTTGTTTACCCATTCAACACGCTCTTGCAAAGATATTTTATCTTCACCAAACATGTTGGCTCCATGAATAGCAAGCCAATAATCACCTTTGTTTTCTTTTGTGATTTCTTTACCATGTGCAAACGACAATAAAGCTTTAGCACCTGTAATACTTTGATAGTTTAAAAAGGCTGGTACACAATATGCTCTTCCTCTAAAATCTAATTGCAGTGGAAAGTATAATGTTGCATAGTCCTTAAACTTATCAGCAAGCCACATAATTTTAGCATAAAGTAATCTTTTAGAAAACATCCTAGCATTTTCAGTATGCACCATGACTGCTTTCTTCTTCCATTCTTTTCTGCTCGCAGAGTTTGTCTCAATGTCATGTGGTTTGTTTGGAATATCATAATTAACATTAGGCGGCATACCCCCTACAGCTAATCCTTTGTCCCAAGCCTCTTGCATAACATGTAAAATAAACTTATTAATTTTATATGGAGTGTTTTGCATTGTGTTAACTGCACTGTAAACCTCTGGCATGTCAAAATTCTCAAGTTCTTTTTTAAACAACTTGTTCTTTTGCTTTACTAAGTCCAGCTCAGGTAACTCTTTAGTCCAATACCCACCGCCTGTTACAGTTGACCACGCCTTTGGCGGCATCACTGTGGGTAGATACTCTGGGTTTAATAGTTCATTAAAACCATTTCTATTTTTAATCCACTCTCTGGTCTTCTCAGTTTGTTTTATGATTTTAGCTTTTTTATGTTTAACTGTTTCCGTTCCTATTTCAATTAAACCTGTTGCATAAATCATAAGTTCAACAAGTCTGATACCGACATGTAATTTAACAGGTGTAGTCCATTCTTCCCATTTCATTACTTCATCACGCTTAGCGCTTTCTCTTAGCTTCCTTCTTTTGTAGGTGTAATTAAAAGACCGTTTGTCTAAGTCTGCCTTTACTGTTTCGTAAAGTTCAGGATTTAAACTTTTAAAATTTCTTAATGAAATCTCAGTCTCTATTTTACCGCCAAGAGATATACACGTAGCAGTCAATGGTTTGTACTGCGTTATTGTATTGATAATGTGTTTACCAGTGATTAATGCTAATACTTCTGGTTCCACTTCAGCTAGTTTCATAAAAGCAATTGGTGGTTTACCAATAGTCTTTTTAGATGTCTCTTCAAGCCATTCACCAATAGCCATAGCTAAAGGCCTGATTGTGTTTGCAACCATAACTTTACCATAGCTGGTTACACTTTCCTCTTCTCTTTGGACATGTGATGTTAGTCTTTTATTAGTTCTATTTTTACCTAGCTCAGCCATTTCTTTTTCATGTGCTAGCTCATCACGGTAGGTAGGCATGCTTTCAATTAGTTTAGCCAATGTTAACTCCTTTGTATATAATTGGGTTAATGTTGTTAGTATCTACTATGGGTACCTTAGTCTGGTTCACGTACAGACACCATAAGTTCTTTTTCAAGATTAACTATGGGTGTATCTTCACCTTCAATAACACGTTCAATCAACGTAGCTGCTCTAAAAGCCACTTGATTAGGTGATAGCTCATCTGTAAATTGTTCAGGGTTAAATACTTTTTGTAAAAAACTTATTATCTCTTGCTTTTTATTTTTAGGCATTTTAGACATTAATTATTCTCCTTTGTTGCTATTATTAAACACAAATAAAAAATAACACCGCTAAGTCCTATGACTTTACATTCTAACGGCATTTGTAAGAATAGTTCTAGCATAAATCAATAACTCCTATATTAAGTTTAAAAGTCACCGTCAAGTCCTATGACTGTAACAGACTAGGCAGACAATAGCCCGCCTAGTTTCGCCTATTGAAGGCTCTTCAGTGTTACTCTTCCCTGCTATCAATCTCAATTTTAACTGAGACTTTGCCTTGTGCCCTATAACCTAAAGAGTCCGTACTATCCTCTAAGAACCTAGCTAAGTCTTTAGCTTTAACGCCATCTTTAAAGTTAAATTCATGGCTTGTGATAGTAAATGGCTTACCTTTGCGGTCATAGTCACTACTAAGTATTTTTACTTCTACATTGTCAAAGTACATATTTACTCCGTTCGTTGTTAGTTTGTTTTTATATTTTCAGAACCGCAGCTGGCGCAAACTTCAGTCATTCTCATCAAGTCTGCATAGCTGTAGCTTTTTTCTGGCTCTTCCTGAAACTCTTTTAATAGAGTACCTTCAGAGGCTTCACAATCATAACATATCATAGTTACTCCGTTGTTTATTTGTTAGGTTACATTTATTGTAACAGACTAGCAGCCCTAAGGCTGCCAGTTTCGGCCATTAGGCCTCATCAGTGTTACTAGTGACCCGCCTTTGTGTAACCAGCATTAAGCCTGTTACGCTCTGCAAGTCTATAGTCTCTAAATTCCTTCTCTTTTTTCTCTTTTAGAACTTCATAGACTGCAATAGTTGACCTGCGTTGGTTTTGCTCCATCTCTGCTAATTTAGCTTCAAACTCTTTAGCTGTAACCCTGTTTGAATGGTCACCGCCATCAATAGCATTTAAATGGGCGCCTGTAGTCGTTCCCCAGCTATTTTGCTGAACTACAAGGCCAGTTAATATGCTGCTAAAAGCTACGCAAGTATTATAAGACATGTAAAAAGTTACATTCATATAATCAACGTAAATGGCTTGGTTGTTATTGCCTCTAGCATACTTCCAAACCTTTACAGGCTCATCAGTCACTTGAAGTCTTGGTGTTTGTTTATTTTGTCTATTCATGTTTGCTCCGTTTGTTAATAGTTTGTTTGTCATTGTGTGACATACAAAGGCGGCAAAAATATGTCGCCCTTGTTTCGACTATTAAAGTCTCTTCAGTGTCACTTATTGAGGAAAACACCCGCCCCGCTTTCTCATATTTTCAAGCCAGATTTTCTCTTCCTCTTTTAGCTTCCTTTGGCTGGCCATCCTGCGCTGTCTCTGAGTTCTTTTTAACATCTCAGTTTGCCAGCTTTGTTTCCTATCGTAGTAAATACCCATTAGTCTATTTC